ATGAGAGAACGTAACAGGCAGGTACCACAGCGTAAATCTAGAAACAAGTTTTTAATATTTATTATTGGTATAGCTGTAATTGTGGGGTTGTTTTGGATAAAAGGTGGTGGAGACAACCCAGCAAATATTGTTCCCGGGAAAATATTTGAAGTTCAAACTTCTGGCGGAGTTGGGAATGCTAATCACCTGTCAATTGGATATATAGCGTTTGGATCGAAGCAACAAGATTTTGGGTGTGTTTATTTACTTCCATCAAAAAAAGATGAGGAACAGATGAATGCCAGCGGGAAATTATCTGCAAACATAACCAAGGCAGCTCACGCTGGGCTTATATGGACAAATAGTGAGCGAGGCAATCTTTTAGAATGTCCTTTTGGTCTGGCTTTACCAGGAGTTATTGATGATCCAATGTTTCCAAAGTTTTCACTGTCCATAAGTAAAGTATCCGGTATTTTCAACAAAACATTTGAAGCAGAGCGAAAAATTACTTCATTTATCGATCCAGATCATATCAAATCAGATAACGTAAAACTCATACAGGTTGGAACCATTAAGGAAACCCAAAGGCAAACTTTAAAAAAATCAGTTAAAACAAAACAGTCTGCTACCTCTGAACCCTCAAGACAAGAGAGCAAGGACAATTCATCCAATACAATTGGCGAAAATTATAGTCCGAATATTAAAGTGACACCGGCTGCACAATTTTCTTCCTTTGCTTTTACAAATACTTCGGATAAGTCAATCACAATAGATCCCAAATTCATCATGCTTGTGGTCAATTATGGATCTTCGTTGAAGGTTCCAAATAAGGTCCTTAGAGAGGGAGCCATAACTATTCAACCCGGACAGACACATAACTATCCTAATTTCTTTGGAGATGCTGCACAAAAGGCAAGATCGTTAAGCATTGCTTTGGGTAATGGCGGCAACGTGATATGGAATTGGAAAAGCTCTAACTAGCTAAACAGACTTTGTGGCATCCTCTTGATCAATTGTAGGGTGCCTTTTTAGTTAATTGAATCACTCTTATCACAATCGTTCCAAAGGATGTCATACACATATTGACACTGACACATACAGAGTGCTACTAGCTACCGTAGTACCCACAGGATACTCACATTGGCTCTCTAAGCCAATTTAGCACCAGCGTGGTCAATTGTGCATCACGTGCTTAAGATGGCAGGAAGAATGGGAAATTTAGCAATTGGGGCAAGTGTTGACTGGTGTTATGTGCTCAATCATTCACAAGACCGTGTCAATCTTTTAAATCCCTTTTCCAATTTGAAATTGCTATAAAAATTGTAAACAATTGCTTACTCTTGTTATTCTGGTGGACACTTGCTAAACCCTGTTACTCTGATAAACACTTGTTACTCTTGTTAAACCTTGTTAGACAATTGTTTACCATGTTTTAAAAGCTGAAAGCTGTCTTTGGTTTCTAGTCTATCAGGCGTTCTAGCGGTTTTTGCTAGCGTTGTCTGATAGAGAAGTTCGTTAACCTTTCTTCATAAAAGGTTATGGGGTACCGCCGCTTGCGGTGGGGCGAAGCCAGAAGCGATCTTTGCTTCTTAGCATAGTAACCATATGTTTAAATTGTAACTGATGCATACACATGGTAAACAAAGGTAGATAAGGGTAGACACCAGTAACAAGTGCAACAAGGGTATGGGGCTACTCGCCCCGAAGCAAAGACCGCTTCTCCCTCACCAGCAAAAACGTGCTGGATCGTTCACTTGTGACAACCTGACAAAAACCGTCAGAACATCACGCGCTTTTAAAACCTTTAGTTCTTTTTCAACTTTTTCAATCAATTGGAACGAATGGCGGAGCCATGAATGACATGATTGCCATTGGTAGACAAGTGCCAACAAGGGTTAACAGTACGCTCTAGACATCAAAAACAGCTTGCTGGTTTGGCATGTGTAGTACAAGTACTTTATAGTGCGTGCCAAATAGGCCGTGATTGCGCTTACAAGTACTGATGCTGAGCCATTTAGGACACGTTTTTTTAAGATCCTAAAAAAACGCACTTTTTAAGCATGTGGATAGCGAAATAATCCATTTTGCTACAAGCAAATAAGCCAAAACTGACTACCATGTGTAGTCTTTTTTTATTGTCATCATAAAAGAGAATGCTGATTTGACAAGCCCAAATGTTAAGAAAATATTAAGAAACATTTTATGCTCTTATGTTTGCGTTTTAAAATCATGGGAATACTATATTTATTAGTGTGATAGAAATAAAAAAGATTTTATTGACACATGATTAATGTCTTTCAACTAGCAGAAAATATACAAAAAGGGTGTATAATAGTATATAGATAGAAGTTTAACTAATGAGGAGAAACATAAATGGAATTTTTAAATAAAGAATTATTGTTAGATTGGCAAAACAATGTTGATAAGGTAGCTGAATTGACCAAGCACAACACATTGAGAACGTCAAAAAAGACACGACTAACTGACTTACTATACACGGTTAGCGCTGGCAAGATTGTTGGGGCAACGGAACACAAGCAAGCGGGAAGAAAGCTGTTGTCCATTCACAAATTGACAACCAATACAGTACCAGCTCTTGCTGATTGTCTCGGTGACCTCAACCAGCTGCCAGCATTCCTTAAGCAATTTTATTCAGAAATATTGCAGAGAGAGGATTATAAGCAAGCTTGCTCAATTGCGTCAGCCAATATTGAAGCCCTGCCAAAACGGGCATCAGGTACCCCATCGACAATAAGAGATGTGTTTATACCTATTAACAAGTTCGACCCATATAGGGATTCAAAAAAGCTCATTGCTGACGTTTGGCAAGCTGTTAACTTACTAGCCGCAAACCAAGTGGCTGGGCACCAACTTGCTAACCAGCCGGGCAGGGGCATATACATAACAAAAGATTTAATCATGAGCCTGTTAGTCCATCCAGAAAAAGCTACGCAGGCAAAGGTAGCGAATGCATTGATGCTATTAAGGATTGCCTGTGCATTACATCTTGGACAACCAGACGAATTGACAAGCGAAGGCAAAAAGCTCACCAAAGTAAATAATCGTGGTAAATTAGTCAATTCGCATCATGTGTACATATTGGGAGACTTTAACACCGCCGATTGGGATTTAGTAAGTGACAACTTTAACTTAAATTTGTCAACGCCCCCGAGCAAAATGATGTTAATTGAGCTATTTGGCGAACAAGTTGGGCGTGATTATTTCCCAGATCTGTCTGGTGGTATTGGTCAGCAAGAAATCAACTTTTTTATGAAGTTAAAAGACCAGAAGGGTTATGTTAATGAGCCGATAATGACAGCCAAGGCCGCGGCTGACACAGTCTCAAGTATTTCAGGAGTTAAAGACCGGACAAGCCGCCAGTATGTTGACCAGATTTGTAATGTAAAGCCGGTCGAGCTTGAGAAGATGAGCAAGTCAGAAGCTAGACGGTTGGGGTACTTGTTACTGGGTGACTATAAAGCCACCAAGCCAGCGGAGAAGCTAATTGTACCAGTCACAAACGAGGCACTCAGAATGTGTCTTGAACACCTAGCTGAAAAAAATGACAAGCTTAAGATTAAAGCTAGAATGAGAAAAAACAGGAGATAAATTATGAATAATATGAATCAAGAGATGAAAAGAAATGCATATGACTTAGCTTTTTTAATTAAAATAGCTGATGATAATACTAGGCCGAGTTTGCCGATTAGTTTTGCCATGAATCCAATGTTGGCGTTCAGGCGGGCACCAGAGCCGTACTCACGATACATCGTAAATCAGCTTGGGGAGGTTAAGGGTCTGTCAGGTGAGATTCTTAAGCCCCATTATAACAATGCTGGATACCCTGTACTACAAGTAACTAAGAATGATGGAAAAAGTACCACAATCACGGTATCGAGGCTAGCTGCTTTGACCTGGTTGCCCAATCCAGATGGGCTGTCTGACGTCGACCATGTTGACACGAATAAGACAAACAATGCTGTTTCAAACTTGCGGTGGCTCAGTCACGCGGATAACTTGAGAAAAAGAGCTGTAAAAGGTGGCAAACATGCCTTGACAGCAATAGAGCTGACCACAGGTAAGAAAACTGAATACTCAAGCATAAGTGCTTGCAGCCGTGCCCTCAACATCTCTTATTCGACTATTCGCGGCTTGGCAAACGGCACCTATTCGCTACCAACCGCCGGTGGATACTATTTTGTTTTTATAAAAGAAAAATAGTATCCCACACCCCAATGATAGACTAACACACTAAGGAACGGAAGTAAACACAAATGAAAAATGAAGAATATTTGAAATTGGATACATTCAGCGTTTTGTCAAATATTGGCTGGTCGTTAATGATTCTGAAAGCTTCGAACTGTATTGATATACCTTGGAGAAATATCAGTTGTTACTGGTTTGTTATTGCCGGAATAGCAGTTTTTCTAGTTTTAGCATTAACGTTTATCAACTGTTTGAAGGTACTTTTCCCGCGCAAGGGTGGCCATAAAGTTGATTAATAGAAAAACAATAAAAATGCTGAATGAGTGGGTGCCTTTCAAGAGATACGGAAAGCAATTATCACAAGAGTTGAATGTCAGTGATACTGACGCAAAAGAAATGTTGACCATCCAATTGGTAGAGCACAGGTTCAAAGATATTTCAGACATTGGTATTCAGCAAATGATTACTGCGAACTCAGTACAACTTATGACAAAGGTAAAGTATGCAAAAAAAGATTTAGCACGTTCATATTGGCATCAAAAAGATATTGAACATGACAAAGTATTACGACTATCCTCACAAATCAGTATCAACGAAGAAATACAGCCGAATTTAATTCGAAGAAACCGTGATTTGGAAAGGGCAGTTGCTCTGATACCCAATATTTTCCCCAATAAATCTACGCAAGCATGGGTTCAATCCGTGTTTGCTTGTGGATCTGAAGAAACCAAGATTTGTTTCAACCAAAGTAATCGTGCTTTCAATTCAAAACTAAGAAAATTAATAGACTACTGTCAGCATCATCAATCAAAAATGAAATGCATAGCCAACCGGCAAGGCCAAAAAACTGTTGAAGAATTAAATTTATTGAGAGAATACATAATCTTAGTTGATGACGCTGCAAGTGATAAACGACTAGGTCAGTGGATATATGAACACAAAGGGTCATCATCATTGAATCAAATTGTTGATAGTCCACTAATCAAGTTTCAGGGCAAAGTATTAAAGGACTTTGTCAACTCGGGTGTAGATCGTTACACCTTTAATGAATTGATTCATGCACGATACATAAGGTTGGAGCAGGAATTGAAGGAGAAGAGCAATGAACTCAGTTATTCTAATAGGGAATATTGCAACAAGTGTTAAATCGGGGAACGGTTCAGCAACGACTATGCTGGCAGTACATAGGATTTATCAGACAAAAGATAAGCAAACAGCTGATTTTGTTCCAATTGTAGCCTTTGGGAAAATGGGAGAAGTTCTTAACAATTATGCATACAAAGGGTGTCAGCTGGGTATAAGTGGGCGTATACGTACAGGACAGTATGAAAGGGACGGAAAAACTGAATACACATGGCAAGTTGTAGTAGAACACATATATCTGCTCAGTTCTAAGCCTCACAATGATGCATCAAAGGATTCATCAGAAAATTCATCAGAAAAGCTTAGCAATGACTTGATTAATTCACTTAGTACCCAATTAAGTGGGCTTAAGGACAGTGACTTGCCATTTTGACCAGACGACATGGGAAAAATCTTTGGCATGAATGCGGTGAGACGCTATGTCACAAAATCATACCAATCCGCGAAAGGTACTGTGCAAAGCATAAGGCCATGCATGAGCAAGCATGGCAGGCCAAAAAGGCCGACTACAGGCGGTCAAAGTTAGCAATGGCAATCAAGGCACAGCAAGCAAAGCAATACGACCAAACAGAGCGAGACCCTGAGGCAACAGCCTTTTACCATTCTAAGCAATGGCAAGCAGTAAGAGATGCAGTGTACGCGCGTGACTTAGCCACCTGCCAAGTGTGTGGCAATGTTGTTCAAGACCGAAAGATAGTCGACCACATTATCTGCCGCCGATTATGTTCATCCAAGCAAGCACTAGACAGTGGCAACTTATGGACATTGTGTTACAAGTGTCACTTTAGGAAGACAAAATTGGAACAAATCATTGCAAGTAAGCAAAATGGTGACACAATTTTAAAACACTTAAGCAGGCAATGGTGGGAAAAAGTGCTAAGAGAAGAAAGAGGGAAACAAAATGAATAATGATTTTGAAAAGGGTGTCGAATATCTGGCACCAGGGTACCAACCAATGGGTCAAATATTGACACCTGAGACCGTCATTGAAGCCAGTGAAGATTTAATGGAGTATAGGCAAATAATTAACAATCAGCTAATGGTGCGTGGGTGTGACAATGGAGCAATAACAATTCATTGTTTAGATTTGAACGGCAAAGCAATTGGTCAACTTATTTCTGAAATTAAAAAAGCAGGTTGGCAAGTGGCAGCAGTTAATAAAACTTTGTATATAGATTAGGAAGACCAAATGATAACTATTAAAAGGCATACCAACAAGTTAGCACGGGAGTTGCTCAACAGTCGGCAACCACAGTGCGAATGGCAAAGTATCAAGGCAGGGAATAGCAGTGCACGACAAGTAAAGAAAGCCGTGATGCAATACCAACACGAGTGCCCATATGACAAGGTTAGTATTAGGTATACGAGTGATGGTTCAACATCAGTGGTAATTGAGCAAAATAAGTGGGGGACAACAATGGATAACAAATTAATCAAACCAGCTGAGTTAATAAATAGCGAATATTATTCACGAGGCGTCAACTGTATAGTTAGTGACTTCAACATGCAACTAACAGCAATGGCAGCAGTGGCAAACTACCAAGACATAGAGATTGAATGTGACGCCATGCTAGCCAATGACATAACCAAGCAGTTGTATAAAGCCGGCTGGCTCTCCAGTGTTCATGACTGTGGTGGAGACATGGTAACGATAACTGTGAATGTACACAAGTCAATGTTGAAGAGTGAATGGAAGGAATGCTGAGTGGCAAAAAGATACTTTGAAACAGATGAAGGCCAGCAGACTATTGCCAGTTTGTTACACGGGGATGACCTAGCAAGCACCAGTGAATACTTAATGAGCATACTGTTTGACAGAGCCAAACGTGAGCAGCTGTTTAACAAGTTTTTGGAACATGACCAAGACTTGAGCTACGACTGGTTTAACATGTACTATTCAGCAGAGATGACACGTATAAGTAAGAAAAAGAAATCATACTAGGCTCCTATGCTGTAATTACGGACAAAAATAGTTTGTGCGATAATTGACAGATGAGGAATATTTTATGACCAATACAGCTATTCGCTACACCCCCGAATTTAAGCAAACCTTGATTGATCTTCATGAAAAAGGACACTCATTCAAAGAACTACATGAAGAATACGGTCCTTCCTTAGACACTATTCGCAAATGGGTTCAGGCGGCCACTGTCATTGCCATTGATCATCAAGGTACTGCTGTGACCAACGAACAGTTCAAGCAACTTCAAAAAGAAAATCGCCGTTTGAGGGAAGAACTCGATATTTTAAAACGAGCGGCGGTGTTGCTGGCAAAGCGTTGATTCATAGCGGCCGAAAGGCCGCTCTTTTTATGATTCAAGATCAATTGAGCCGGGGGCACCGCATCACAGTTATTCTCCGAGCGTTACGGATCCCTTCGAGTACCTACTATGACTGGTTAAAGTGGCATCCTAAGTCACGAAATCGCCGCCGAATTAAGCTTAAAGAGCTGGTTCAGGTTCTTTGGCAACGTCGAAAATTTTACGGATACGTGCGGATTGCTAAACGCATTCGTAAATTACTTAAATGCCGCTTAAGTGACCGCACGATTTGGAAAGTCATGCGTGAATTGGGGATTCAATCGACAATGTATCGTAAACGCTCTAAAAAGCCTACCACAACCACTGACATGCCACAAAAACCTAATTTAATGCGACACCTAGCTGACTTGTCTGAGGTCGTGACCACCGATATCACCTATATTCAACTGATCAACCAAAAATGGGTTTACCTTGCAACAGCGTATGATCCAAAAGCGAGAAAAGTCTTAGCTTGGCAAGTGGGTCAACAGATGACACAAGACCTCGCGGTCGCACCGATTCAAGCGTTAATTCACCAAGGTTATACTTTTAAGATGGTGCATAGCGATATGGGTAGTCAATATACCAGTCGTTTATTTGAGACAACATTGACAGATGCGCACCTGCGTCACTCATATTCGCGCAAAGGCAAACCGGCTGATAACGGGCGGATCGAAGCCTACCATTCGCTATTGAAACGAGAATGGGTCCGGCTGGAGCAGATCAACTATGAATCAATTCTAGACGTCACTGAATCCATTGCTCGTTACAACACCTTCTACAATCATGATCGCGAGACCAACGGTCGCGGTGCTTGCAAAAGAAAGTCAGCAGCTGCATAAGTAACCTTTCAATAGGCGCACAGCCCTGGGGAAAGCACCAGATGCCAGGGCTTGTTTGTAGTCCCTCTTGCACGTTAAACAAGATTAAACGCTGATAAAAGATCTGATAATGCGTGAATTTAAGTGACAACCATACGCATTCGGCAGAACCGGACAATTTTTGTCCGGACCATTGACATTCTTGCCCTACTCACCACCAGAATTGGGTAGGTTGGCAAAACAACTGGTTGAAGTTGTGCGGACAGACAAGGACACTAACACTACTCAACACAAAACAATGAGTAGCAACTATGATATTGGTGCTGGTACCGGCCAGTTAACAATCCAAGTTTGGAATGATGACAGACAGAAGCATAGTCAAGGGTACAAACCGAGCATGTACTTTTATGTTGCTGAAGAATTAAAGGAGCAAGGCAAGCCAAGCCGAAGCATACCATTCCTACTTTTTAACTATTTAATCAGAGGCATGGACGGGGTGGTAATTGCTGGCGACAGTCTAACCAGAAGCATCAGTCAAGTGTACTTTATCCAACAACCAAGTGATGACCCATGTGGATTTAGTAGTTTGAACGTAATGCCAAGGACGCCTGATACAATGCATACGTTTGACATACAAAGCTGGATTGATGAACCAATTGAGCACACAGAAGACAAGTACATGCCACAGTTCATAATTGATGAGTTGCTAGGCAATAAACAACCACAGGAACAGATAGAGACAGACAATAAGCAGGTGGATATTTATAAGCGGCGACTGGACATAATTAGAAACATGACAAAGGATGATGAAGATGATGACCCGTCACTGACTGAATCTGATAAAGCTTTGATTAGTTTCTTTGACACACTCATGCCAGGTTTTGGAGAGTTTGAAGCAGAGAAGAATAAAGAAAGGATGGAGCGACACAGAGCCAACAAGAGACAGGAGGAAACTTTAAAACTCAAACAGTAATACATATTGCAGGGTCAGCCATGTGCTGGCTCTTTTAGTTAGTCCAAGACAAAAAATGACGCACATGGTACGTATATATAGTGAGGGGGTACAGCAGACAGAAAATTGGGACACCCATGAGCACACATGTTTACCATAAGAAAACAAAATGATAAACCATAAACAATAAATAATGAACAGCGAATGATAAATAACACATTTAAAAAATGAAAAAGCTGTAATGCCCGCCCCCGTAGGCGTAGAGAGGGACCCCACATAACAAAATGGACTTCTCTCAAAAAATGTGTAATTATAAAAATATTTTATACGACATACTCTAGGTACCATAAATGCCGGTATATCAACGTTTATGGTACTTACAAAAGTACAGTAAACGAATATGCAAACTGACTGATAGAGGGCTACATGTGCTGATATACAAGCTTTTTATTTGGAAAGAAATGAAAGGAGGTACAGCAATGGCAGGACGAAAGATAAAAATAACACAAAGCGCATCAGACAGAGCCGATCAACGTGCACGAACTGAGGAACTAGCAAAGAAGACAAATGGCATGGAGCCACTGCAAGTTACGCCACCGAGATTTTTGCAAGGATATGCTTATACGGCCTGGCGAGAGCTTGTGCCTCTGTTAAATGCAGCAGGACTAGTTAAGCAGGTTGATAAGCCGCTGGTAATAGCCTTATGTCAACAGATTCAATTATCAAGACAGGCATATGAGGATATAAATCAGAACGGCCTAAGCATGGGAAGTAGAAAGAACCCAGCTGCTGCGATACTTAATGATTCAACCACTAAGATTAAGTCATTAAGTGATGCTTTGGGCCTCAGTCCACAAGCGCGTGCTTCAATTGTCTTGGATAACCAAGATGACGATGATGGCCCAACACTTAAGCAAGCATTAAAGGCAGGTGATAAGAGTTGGTAAAGATTGACTTAACATTGCCAGATTGGACTATTGAACGAGCTTATAAACAGCAGCGGGATAACGGTGCTTATGATCAGATTGTTGACAAATATCACGACCCTATGACTGCCTATGCTTTTCATGTGCTTGAGGGCAGTGTCATTGCTGGCCAAGATGTCAAACTATACTGTTTCCGGCACTTGCAAGATCTGACAAGAATTGGACAAGCTGACTTTTCTTATCACTATGATTTAGACAAGTGTCACGAGGTACTCAACTTCGCCAGCATTTGTCCAGACGTTGATACAGGCAAACCACTTCCGCTAATGCTATGGCAGCAAGCTCTATTGTGTTGTTCTCAAGGCTGGAGAAATGAAAAAGGTGAACGGCGCTTCCATCGTGTACAGTTTTCTGTAAGCCGGACAAATGGTAAGACATACATCACCAATATCTTGCTTGCCTATGATTATCTGATTGCATCTGATGGTATGTACAACCAAGATCTTGGATATATAGCACCTGTGGTTGCCCAATCCAAGAAAGGTTGGCGCTATATCCAGTTAACTTTTGACAGATTAGGTGAGTTGGCAGATGTAAAGAGAACGTATAAGACCCAGCAGATTAAAACTTTGGATGATGTCGTTAGAAGTAAAAAGACAAGAAACCAGTTGCTTCGTCTTAGTCATGAGTCTGGTCAGTTCGACAGTTACCATTTTAGATTAGCTGTGGCTGATGAGAGTGGTGACGATGGTCGAATTGGCACCATTAAAGAAAATATTGGCAAAATTACATCAGGTCAGGTACAAGTATATGATCATCAGTTTTGGTCAATTAGTACAGCATATCCGGACAGCACTAGCAGCTTTTACCTTGACGAAAAGTTAGCACGAGAAGCGATGAAAAAAGACTATAACCGAGAGTTAGACGATGTGTTGCTAATTAACTACAGTCAGGATAGTGAAGATGAAGTTGATGACCCCACAACATGGATAAAGTCGAACCCAATTCTTGAATTAAAAAAGGATACAATGCTGCCTAGTTTAATTCAAGAAAGAGACAAGAAAAAGTTGGACGGAACATTAGATGAATTCAAGAACAAAAACCTGAACATGTGGATTAAAGCTTCTGATAATCGTTACTTAAACATCCATGACATAGAAGATGCTGTTGTTGATAAACCGCCATTTGCCATCGCTGGTCATGATGTCTATGTGGGATTTGACCTGTCCAAACTAGCCGATGACACAGCAGTTGCTTTCATTTATCCATACCAGTTGGCTGGAGAGACGCACTATTATATCCAACAGCACAGTTGGGTGCCTTTATCTCACACAGGTGGAAGTATAGGAGAAAAAGAGAAGCAAGATGGAATTAATTACCGTCAAGCTGAGCAATTGGGCTTTGCCACTATTGCAAAAGGACGCTTTGGTTATATCGATGAAGACAGTGTTACCACATGGATTATGGATTATATAGAAGAGAATGGCTTAAATGTTAAGTTCTTTGTATTTGACCGGTGGGGAACTAGCGATGTTTTGGATAAGTTAAGCCAAGAAGAGCCGTTTCCACTGATGCCGTTAAAGCAGACATCAGATAAGTTGGATAAACCAACACATGAATTCAAGAAAGCAATTCGGGAAGGCCGAGTTCATTATGACGATGACCCAATTTTAAAGTATGCACTGACCAATGCAGTTATAGTTGGCTCTAGCGCTGGTATAAAGGTAGATAAGGATCGTGCAACTTCAAAAATTGATGCTGTTGATGCAGTTATTGATGCGTTTAGCCGTTCCTATTATGCCTTTTCAGACTTCGACCCAGACTTTAATAGTGACAAGCAAAAGTCACCGTTGTCTGGTATGAGCGATCAAGAACGCCACAATTTCCTGATGAATGTAGGCTTTTAAAAAGTCTGCATCTTTTTTTACACACAAAGGTCAACATTGGTCAAAAATGACGCACTACATACGTTATATATATGAGAGGTAAAAAACAATGAAAGACACAAAGAATCAGAGGGAGGGGCTCCTATGCTGTAATTACGGACAAAAATAGTTTGTGCGATAATTGACAGATGAGGAATATTTTATGACCAATACAGCTATTCGCTACACCCCCGAATTTAAGCAAACCTTGATTGATCTTCATGAAAAAGGACACTCATTCAAAGAACTACATGAAGAATACGGTCCTTCCTTAGACACTATTCGCAAATGGGTTCAGGCGGCCACTGTCATTGCCATTGATCATCAAGGTACTGCTGTGACCAACGAACAGTTCAAGCAACTTCAAAAAGAAAATCGCCGTTTGAGGGAAGAACTCGATATTTTAAAACGAGCGGCGGTGTTGCTGGCAAAGCGTTGATTCATAGCGGCCGAAAGGCCGCTCTTTTTATGATTCAAGATCAATTGAGCCGGGGGCACCGCATCACAGTTATTCTCCGAGCGTTACGGATCCCTTCGAGTACCTACTATGACTGGTTAAAGTGGCATCCTAAGTCACGAAATCGCCGCCGAATTAAGCTTAAAGAGCTGGTTCAGGTTCTTTGGCAACGTCGAAAATTTTACGGATACGTGCGGATTGCTAAACGCATTCGTAAATTACTTAAATGCCGCTTAAGTGACCGCACGATTTGGAAAGTCATGCGTGAATTGGGGATTCAATCGACAATGTATCGTAAACGCTCTAAAAAGCCTACCACAACCACTGACATGCCACAAAAACCTAATTTAATGCGACACCTAGCTGACTTGTCTGAGGTCGTGACCACCGATATCACCTATATTCAACTGATCAACCAAAAATGGGTTTACCTTGCAACAGCGTATGATCCAAAAGCGAGAAAAGTCTTAGCTTGGCAAGTGGGTCAACAGATGACACAAGACCTCGCGGTCGCACCGATTCAAGCGTTAATTCACCAAGGTTATACTTTTAAGATGGTGCATAGCGATATGGGTAGTCAATATACCAGTCGTTTATTTGAGACAACATTGACAGATGCGCACCTGCGTCACTCATATTCGCGCAAAGGCAAACCGGCTGATAACGGGCGGATCGAAGCCTACCATTCGCTATTGAAACGAGAATGGGTCCGGCTGGAGCAGATCAACTATGAATCAATTCTAGACGTCACTGAATCCATTGCTCGTTACAACACCTTCTACAATCATGATCGCGAGACCAACGGTCGCGGTGCTTGCAAAAGAAAGTCAGCAGCTGCATAAGTAACCTTTCAATAGGCGCACAGCCCTGGGGAAAGCACCAGATGCCAGGGCTTGTTTGTAGTCCCTCTTGCACGTTAAACAAGATTAAACGCTGATAAAAGATCTGATAATGCGTGAATTTAAGTGACAACCATACGCATTCGGCAGAACCGGACAATTTTTGTCCGGACCATTGACATTCTTGCCGCACTTAAAAACAGTGACTTGTATGCTGTTGTCAACCTGCTGTCCTCTGACATTGCCAGTGCTAATTTTGATGTTCCAGCACCCTTTAACACAGTTGTGGATAAGCCGAACAACCTTATTTCGCCGTTTAACTTTTGGCAATCTGCTGTTGTGCAGATGTTGCTGACTGGTAATGCTTACGTGGCAGTAACACGGGACAACAACAATGTTCCCACACGATTAGAGATGGCACCGGCGGCACAGGTAGTAGTCACTTTAGCAGACAGTAGTGCAGACATTAGCTATTCAGTTAACTGGGGAGACGAGCGAGGCACACTCAATTATTCAAGCGCCAACATGCTTCACTTTCGATTAATGGCATCAGGACAAAACGGGCAACAGTATATCGGCATTAGTCCATTAGAGTCAATAGCAAGTCAAGTAAACATTCAAGATTATGCAAACAAGTTGACGCTATCAACTATTAAGAATGCTATTAACCCAAGCACCGTCATTAAAGTTGCTGAGGGTGCTTTATCACCAGAAGAAAAAGAAGCGACAAGAAAAGCCTTTGAATCAGCTAATACGGGTGACAATGCTGGACGGCCTATGGTCCTTGACCAATTGTATGATGTCCAAAATTTAGCGATTAATGCTGACGTAAGCAAGTTTTTAACCAGCAATGACTGGAGCAAGACACAAATTGGCAAGGTCTTCGGTGTGCCAGATTCATATTTGAATGGTAAGGGTGACCAACAATCCAGTATTGACATGACTAAATCACTTTATGCCAACACGCTACGGCGTTATGTAAAGCCTTTAGAGTCAGAAATGAGTGCCAAATTTGGCGTCCCCGTGAATATCGATGAAAGTCAAGCAGTAGATGCTGATAATGACCTACTTATTAGCCAGATTCAAAAACTGTTAAGTGGCACAACGCCAGCAATTACGCCTTTGTTGGCACAGCAGATGTTACAGAAACGAGGTGTGATCTAGCAAAATGGATACTAAAACAACGGACATACGTACATTTCAAGTCAAAATCAGAGCTGAAACGGGCTTGAATGACGAAAATAGCAACAATCAGGCCGAAAACAGTCAAGACATGCGCATTTTAGGTGTTGCAACAGTGTTCAACCAGCCATCAATTAAGGGCGATTTCACCGAATATATTGACCAAAATGCCCTAAATGGCGTGGATTTGAGCAACGTTTTGTTGCTTTACAGCCACGATTTCAGCAACATTTTGTCCCGTGCGGATGCTGGAACACTACAGACAAGCATAGAACCTGATGGTTTACACTTCAAAGCTACCTTGCCAGACACAACACTTGGTCGTGATACGTACACCAACATACAAAATGGCAACATTCACGGCATGAGCTTTGGCTTCACCATTGCACCTGATGGAGATAGCTGGTCAGTCAATGCACAAGGCGACACGATCCACACAATCAATCAAATTGACCAAGTTTTTGAACTCAGCCTAACTCCTATTCCAGCCTATACAGAAACAAGTGTGCAAGTGCAAAGGGACTTGGCTCAATTTTTATCAAGTAAGAAAGAAGTTGTGAAAATGGCAGAAAAGCCAAAAGAAGAACAAGAAGAACAAGCTGTTGATGACCAAAAGCGGTCAATTGAAGAATTACAAAAGCAGTTATCAGACTTGAAGTCAAAGATAACCACAAAGGTTGTCATTGATAAGCCTGAGGAGGAAAAGCGTGACGCTACACAAGTTTCTGCACCTGCCTCAGATGATAGTGGTGAAACTACTGCTCAACCAACAAGTGGTGACTTGGTATCCATGATTGCAACATTGCAGCAAGCTATTCAGTCATTAAGTCAGCAATTGGCAGACCAACAAGCGCCAACACAGACGGACGATGATGCACCTGATGATGACAGTAATGTTGTTTTAGATGAGAGAAAGCCTGAGCAACAAACTGCTGAGCAGCGTGATGGTAAACCAAAAGAAGCAAATGCTGAACAAGATGTTGAAGAAAACAAAAGAGATGGAGCAAAAGATATGGCTAAGAATTTAACAGCAGATAAAGTTGAAGATCAAGAGGTAAGAGATTTCAAGGAATTCCTGAAGACTGGCGAAATTAAGAGAGATTCAGCAGGGTTTGACTCGGCAGCTGGTGAAGCAGTATTGCCTAGCCAAGTATTGGACGTTATGAGTCAACCTAAGGACCCAGCACAATTAGGTGGCTATGTAACCAAGGTACAAGTCAGCGCTCCCACGGGAAAGATTCCTGTTTTGAGTAAGGCGTCTGCACAGCTGGTATCTGCGGCTGAACTGGCTGATAACCCTCAACTTGCAAATGCCGCTCTGACACAGGTCAATTATGATGTTCAGACTCTGCGTGGTGCATTGCCGATCTCGTTAGAAATGACACAGGATTATCCTGAAATTACTGGACTCCTGACTCAGTATGTGAACGACATTAAAGACCAGACCGAACAGCATAAGATTGGTGCAGTTTTGCAAACAGCTACATCAGTTGCTGCTACTTCTATTGATGATATCAAGGATGCCTTTAACAAAGGCCGGCTCCTATGCTGTAATTACGGACAAAAATAGTTTGTGCGATAATTGACAGATGAGGAATATTTTATGACCAATACAGCTATTCGCTACACCCCCGAATTTAAGCAAACCTTGATTGATCTTCATGAAAAAGGACACTCATTCAAAGAACTACATGAAGAATACGGTCCTTCCTTAGACACTATTCGCAAATGGGTTCAGGCGGCCACTGTCATTGCCATTGATCATCAAGGTACTGCTGTGACCAACGAACAGTTCAAGCAACTTCAAAAAGAAAATCGCCGTTTGAGGGAAGAACTCGATATTTTAAAACGAGCGGCGGTGTTGCTGGCAAAGCGTTGATTCATAGCGGCCGAAAGGCCGCTCTTTTTATGATTCAAGATCAATTGAGCCGGGGGCACCGCATCACAGTTATTCTCCGAGCGTTACGGATCCCTTCGAGTACCTACTATGACTGGTTAAAGTGGCATCCTAAGTCACGAAATCGCCGCCGAATTAAGCTTAAAGAGCTGGTTCAGGTTCTTTGGCAACGTCGAAAATTTTACGGATACGTGCGGATTGCTAAACGCATTCGTAAATTACTTAAATGCCGCTTAAGTGACCGCACGATTTGGAAAGTCATGCGTGAATTGGGGATTCAATCGACAATGTATCGTAAACGCTCTAAAAAGCCTACCACAACCACTGACATGCCACAAAAACCTAATTTAATGCGACACCTAGCTGACTTGTCTGAGGTCGTGACCACCGATATCACCTATATTCAACTGATCAACCAAAAATGGGTTTACCTTGCAACAGCGTATGATCCAAAAGCGAGAAAAGTCTTAGCTTGGCAAGTGGGTCAACAGATGACACAAGACCTCGCGGTCGCACCGATTCAAGCGTTAATTCACCAAGGTTATACTTTTAAGATGGTGCATAGCGATATGGGTAGTCAATATACCAGTCGTTTATTTGAGACAACATTGACAGATGCGCACCTGCGTCACTCATATTCGCGCAAAGGCAAACCGGCTGATAACGGGCGGATCGAAGCCTACCATTCGCTATTGAAACGAGAATGGGTCCGGCTGGAGCAGATCAACTATGAATCAATTCTAGACGTCACTGAATCCATTGCTCGTTACAACACCTTCTACAATCATGATCGCGAGACCAACGGTCGCGGTGCTTGCAAAAGAAAGTCAGCAGCTGCATAAGTAACCTTTCAATAGGCGCACAGCCCTGGGGAAAGCACCAGATGCCAGGGCTTGTTTGTAGTCCCTCTTGCACGTTAAACAAGATTAAACGCTGATAAAAGATCTGATAATGCGTGAATTTAAGTGACAACCATACGCATTCGGCAGAACCGGACAATTTTTGTCCGGACCATTGACATTCTTGCCGCCTGACAAACTATACTGACCGGATGTTTGTTGTCAGCGAATCATTCTTTGCCGCAATTGATAAGCAGAAGGATGCAGAAGGTAGATACTTGCTGCAAGATTCCATCACGTCCCCATCTGGCAAACAACTGTTCGGTGCTCCGCTGGTAGTTGTTGCTGATGACGTTTTGGGCAAGGCAGGCGACCAAAAAGCCTTTGTCGGTAGTGTTAAAAACTTTGTGGTTGAAACGGTGAAGGGCAACATCAACCTGTCCTGGCAGCGTAACGAGAACTTTGAACAGGTACTTTTGGCAGCACTGCGGGCAGACTTTAAAGCTGCTGATACGGCTGCCGGTAAGTTCATTACCTATACTGCACCAGTTACTCCTTCTGGCAAATAACTAAGTAAACTGGTCGCCTAGAAAAACACAGTAACTTGATTCTAAGTGGCGGCCGATGAGGAGGGGTAGCATGGCAGAAGCAACAATAGACCCAAGCAAGATTGCTAGTGATCTAATGGTCGAGTTAAACCTTGATCCAGCAGAGTTGCCCACAATCACAACCTTGGTAAACACTTCAGTTGAAATCATTAGCCGCTCTTCTGATGCAACAGAGGACGACACCTTGACGGTTCCAGCCGTCAAAGTATTAGCCCAGGCAATGTACTATGACCGTGGTTTAGCCAATGGTATGCCTAAGGGACTTCTGATGATGCTGGCACACTTACAGGCTAGTAGTGGTGACAACAATGGTAACTAGTTTTAAACCAAGTGACTTTAGTCATACTGCTGAACTTGGTAGCTCGCAGTCGCACAAGACAGGAGCCGGTATAAACATAACTAGCTTTGTACCAGCTTACAGCCTGCATTATAAGCAACAGAAACGGACACTCACACAGCAGTACACGCTTGTGGGAACACGCTTGGATAACTCAATTACTATCATTGTCAGGCATGATGAACGCAACACACGCCAGTTACAGGCACGACTTGATGGCATTGTATACAACATTGCGGATGTTTCACCTGACGATTCAAATAACGCTATTCGTTATGACTATCTGACCCTCACAAAAGTAACCAAGGGGGCATAACCGTGGATATGGATGAGGCACTTGAAGAATGGCTTAAGCAAGTATCGAAGGCTGCCGAATTGTCTATTAGTGACCAAGAGAAGATCACCAAGACTGGTGCTGATGTGTACGCCAAGAAGCTAGCAGAAGTAACCAAAGAAAAACACCCAGACACAAAGGGTACTGGTGGCAAGTATGGGCATCTGAGCGAGGATATTAGCTCTGCCACTGGTGATATTGATAAAGAGCACAATGGTAACTCTGTTGCTGGGTTTGGTGATAAGGCATTCGTTGCAAGATTTTTAAATGATGGCACAAAGAAAATTCATGGTGATCATTTTGTGGACAATGCCCGTGATGATGCTAAAGATGCCGTATTTCAGGCTGAGCAAGAGGAATACCAAGCCATTATTGCCAAGTTGAATGGTGGTGGAGACAAATGAGTGCAGTAGATGATGCAGTAACAGTGCTTAGTCAAGCCAGTATTGCCGGTATTGATGCTGTTGAGGGCAACAATTTACCGCAAGAGTTGGTTGACAGTCTGAACAAAACTGTTGTGTTGATTACTGACGCTGCTAATGATCCGGCCGCATATGGTGACAATGATTTCTGGGCATTAAATCAGGAAGTAGAAGTACAGATTTGGTACTCGCAATTGCTTGATTCTGATCCCGAAACCATTGAGATAGCCATGATGAAGGCCTTTACTCATCAACATTGGCAAGTAGCCGCGGTTAGACAACGCACATTAGATCCAGATACACAGCAACTTTTTAACACATTTTATTTCAGTAGAACAAAGAACATTGGAGGAATTTAAATGGCAACAGTAGGTTTATATCAAATCCAGTTAGCTTTGGTTGATGCACAACAAAAGTTAATTTCTGGCACTGGGGCAGGATTAGGCACAGACGGTATCTATACTGTCGATCACAAAGATTTAGGTACTAAAACTGCCAACATTACTAACTTAGCAGGCACCATTGCTAAGACTTATGGCAACAACAACGTCCAGGACGTTACTGTTGGTACTTCAGAGCCATCAGTAGCTCTAGATATTAACAACTTGGACTTTGCAATTAAGCAGCAAATCAAGGGCTTTGTTAGTGACAGCAAGGGCGGTTATACGGATGAGAATTTGAAAGCTCATGTAGCTTTACTTATTACCACCCAGACAATTGACAGATTGCACTTTGTTTATTACGGCTTTGGTGATGGCATTATGACCGAAACCGCGGCCAACATTCAGACTGATGCAGCGGCAGAACAACGTGTGGATGATAACTTAACATATACAGCGCTTTCCACAATTGCCTTCAACAACCAGCCATACAAGATTTATAGCGATCTTGATAGCAAGTTTGACAAAGCCAACATGTACAAAGAAGTGTTCGGCGGATATGTATTGCCAACCCCACCAGCAGGCGAATAAGTCGATGCTGACAGACGCAATCTGATGCAACTTAATAGCAACAACTGATGAATGGCTCACGAACGTGCGCTATTTTTTATGCTCAAAAGTCGCTTTCTGGTGAACTTGGTGGTGTCCAATTCACCACAGCGACCTTATCAAATACAGAGGATGGTATTACAAATGAAAATCAAAGTTAGTCAACTTAGTAACTGTATGCACGAAGTTAAAACCAGTAATCGTAACATGGAAAAGATGTACGATCTGCAATTAATGATGGCCAAGGGTGACGACATTCAGGACAAAGAACCAATTGAAATCATCAAAATACAGCGTGACATGCTTCGTGGTTTAACTGAATTTTTAACCACAGTCTTAGGCCTTAACAAGCAAGAACAAGAGAAACTGGCAGATATGGAATTCAAGCCAACTATTGAAGCTGCTAATTACATCTTTGAACGCATGATGGGCATGAGTGACGAGGATATTGACTTAGCTGCCAAGAAGCAAGACGCCAGCAAAAGCAAAGATTAATCCAGCTGTCAAAGTTTATGAGCTTGAAAATCAGCTGCAAGACTTTAGGTGGACAAAAAAGCAAGCGGTCATGTATTTCCACTGGTCACTTCAAGACTTTGATGATGCCGACTATTTTGAAATGTTGGAAATGATGTCCGCCAAGGATAAGAAGGATCGGCCAATTGATCCGGCAGTTATGTGGCAGCAATACCAAGAGAAAGGGTGATTTAAGTGGCACAACAAATTAACGCAACAATGAGCACCAAGATTGCCCTTGATCTATTGTCGGCAAGTGAATCCGTCAAATCATTAACAGCGGTTGTTCGTTCTAGTCAAAACGCTTGGAAAGCGCAAGAAGCTGAAATGAAATCTGCTGGCGATTCAGTCGGTGCTGCCCAGGCTAAGTATGACGGCTTGGGTAAGTCTATTGAGTCACAACAGGCTAAGATTGATGCTTTAAAGTCTAAGCAGAGTGAACTCAAGGGCAACACTAGCGAAACCGCTGAACAGTTTTTAAAGTATCAGCGGGATATTGATGGTGCTACTAAGCAGCTTGCCAGCATGCAGGCTCAGCAAGACCGTGCCAAGCAAGCAATGGACTATCAAAAGTCTGGTTTAGCCGGATTACAGCAAGAGTACACAGCTGCTGCACGGGCAAATCAAGTCTATGTGACTCGCCTAGAGGCTGAGGGCAAACAACAAGAAGCCAACAAGGCAAAGGTGGATGGCTATAAGTCTTCCATTGGTAACCTTAATGAGCAATTGTCTAAGCAGTCGGCTGAGTTGGACAAGATTGCAGCCGCCAGTGGTAAAGACTCCGATGCTTGGCGTACACAGAAAACGCGTGTTGATGAGACAGCTACCAGTTTAGCAAAAGCCAAGTCTTCTATGACCGGTTTGCAAACTGAAATGGACAAGGCTAATCCGTCCGTTTTCAACAGAGTTAAGGAAGCTATATCGGGAACAAACAAGCAAGCTGAAAAGACACCGGGTCTGCTCCGTAAAATTGTTGAAGGCGGCCTTATCACCAATGCCATTACAAGCGGCTGGCAACGTCTAAGTTCAAGCATTACTGACACGGTAAAATCTGGGCTAGGACTTAACGAGGCCGGAGAAAAGCTAAATATGACGTGGGAGAACATGGGTAAGTCAGCCAATGATATTCAGATCCTCTCCGACCAAATGTCATATCTGCGTAGTGAGACTGGTGCAACCGGTGGCGAAATTAACAACATGCAAACCACTGTTGATACCATGACGCATGGCGTCACAGATAAAACTCTCGTCATTAGTGCTGGTATTGCTAGTATTGCCACTGCTTCGCACAAAGGTGGAGACGGCATGGATTCCTTGTCTAAAGCAATGACACGAGTTGTTGCTTCAGGTAATCTAACAACAACAAACCTTGCCAAACTCGAAAAGCAGGCTCCTACCTTAGGCGCACAATTAGCCAAAGCTGCCGGAGTCAGTCAAGATTCGTTTGCCAAAATGGTTGCTGACGGGAAAATCAAGTCTGACGACTTCATGAACTTGGTTTATAAAGTTGGTACAACAAGTAAGAGCACATTTGACCAATTTGGGAAAACCAGTGAAGGTGCCCTTGCGCAGCTGTCCGGTGGTTGGACATCAATCAAGGCTAAGATGGCAGCACCATTGCTTGATGTTAAGAATAGTGGCATGCAATCACTTGCTGGGATTTTGACATCATCTGTTGTTCAAAACGCCGCTACTGCACTTGGAAAAGGATTGGCAACCATTGCTAATTGGGCTAAGAACATTCTGGACTATGTTTCAGTGCACAAAAAAGATGTTACTGACATTGGTAGCAGCTTGTGGAATATCGCAAAAACTTTTGGATTAGCTGTCTGGCAAACAATCGCATCTACAATAACTGGACTGGCTAAAGGATTTAACTCTTTAACCGGAAACTCACAAAAATCTGCAAACCCACTGCATCAGGTAGCAACAGCCCTGAGCAACATTGCCAAGAATAAGAGCGGCATTCAGACACTTGCAAAAACGTTGTTGGGATTATGGGCAACGACAAAAATTGTTAAATTTACAGCATCGGTTGCAGGTGCTTTTAAAGGGCTAACCGCTCTAAGAGGCATCAAAGACTTTGGTGCCCTTAGTAAGCTGTCAAGTGCTAATGGATTGGGCGGGGCAAGCAAAGTATTAGGATCGTTGAAGCTTTTATTAACCGGACCCGGTGGCATTGTTCTTGCTGTTGCAGCAGCCGGAGCCGCTTTCTACTTGGCCTATACCAAGATCAAGCCGTTTCATGATGCAGTAAACAACGTTGCTAAGACAATTGGTAACGCTCTAAAACCAGCATTGAAGGCTGTCGTTACTGGTGTGCAATCAATGTGGAAGAGCATTCAACCAATTCTCAATCAGATTGGAAAGCTTTTTCAAACAACTTGGGATTTAGTTGTTAAGGTCATTCAAGTGGCATGGAAAGCAATTAAGCCGATTATTGACTTACTTGTTGGCTTAATGAAAGGCAGTTTTGAACTGATTGCCAAGGTTGTTGAGGGACTATGGAAAGGCACTTGGGATACCGTAGGAACAGCATTGCAAGCCGCATGGAAGTTGATTAAGGATGTTCTCAGTTCTGGCATAAAAGTGATTACCGACATTTTGAAAGTTGGTATGGATCTGCTCTCAGGGAACTGGGGTAAAGCATGGTCTGATATTAAATCGGCTTTATCTGATTATTGGAATGGCATGAAAAAGATTGTCAGCGATGTATTCGGTGGTATTCATGACATTATCAAATCAGTCTTGGGTGCGATTGGCGATGTTTGGAATAGCGCGTGGTCAGGTATGAAGTCTTTCTTCGGCAGCATATGGGATGGCATTAAAAATGCTGCAGCAGATGGCATGAATGCAGTTATCAACGTTATTAATGGAGCTATCAGCGGTATCAACTGGGTTTGGGAGAAGTTCACTGGCAAAGACGCCCTGAAAAAACTATCACCTGTTCACTTCGCCACTGGTGGTGTAGTTGAGCAGAAGATGCATCTTGTCATGGTCAACGATGGTACTGGACCCGATTGGAAAGAACTTTATCAGCTGCCAAATGGACAAATCGGTATGAGTCAACAGCGTAATGCCGCAGGGCTATTGCCAGAAGGTACTCGTGTCTTCAATGGGAAAGAAACCAAAGCCATCATGAATATGGCTGGCATTGAACATTACGACTTAGGTGGTGTGATTGGCGGTGTTGGCAAATTCTTTTCTGGTGCTTGGGACAAGTTGGAGGCTGTTGGTGATTGGCTTGCTAACCCTATTGGAAAAGTAACCGATTTAATCAAGTCAAGTATTAGCGGCATTTCCGGTGGTGTTGAAATGTTTAGCAACTTGGCCGGTGGCGTTGTTGATAAGTTGACAGGCAGTGTCGTTGACTGGTTTAAAAAAGAACTGGCAAAGCTGCAGGACACACTAGGTGCTAATCCCGGTGGATCAGGTGTGCAACGTTGGAAACCCTATGTCATTCAAGCTTTGAAGGCCAATGGATTTGACGCTAGCGATTACCAAGTTGCTGCATGGTTGAAGGTTATCCAGCGTGAATCCAATGGTAATCCTAATGCAATTAACCTGTGGGATAGCAACGCTAAAGCCGGCATACCTTCAATGGGGCTTGTACAAACCATTGGGCCAACGTTCAATGCGTATAAGTTCCCCGGCCACAACGATGTCTATAACGGCTATGATGACCTGCTTGCCGGTATTCACTATATGAAGGCCATCTACGGCTCTGGAAGTTCTGCTTTTGCTCGTGTCAGTGGCCCTGAAGGTTACGCCAATGGTGGCTTGATCACACAACCAATCCATGCGCTTGTTGGCGAAGATGGCCCAGAAACAATTTTGCCATTAACCAAAACAAGCCGTGCTTGGCAGCTGTTAGGACAGGCTGTTACCAACATCAATCACAACTTGGGTAATGGTGCGGTTACAGAGAGCGAAAGCAGCAGTACAGATGACTTGGGAAAGAAACTGGACAATATTGCTGATCTTCTCACGAAACTTAGCTTTGTTCTGCAAGTGGGTGACGACCAGTTTTATTCAAAAGTTGCGCCAAAAGTTAAGCAGTACAACGACAGAACAGACAGGTTCAATGCTTATTGGAAAGGAGGAACCGTTTAATTGAAACAAGCAGGCGTGACCATCACATACGCTGGAGTAGATATTACCCAATGGATGTATGTACAGATGGTCGAACGTGATATAGGGACTAATCACGTCAACACAATGCAAAAGGTCGGCATCAGCGATGGTCAGATGCTGCAATACATGTCACGGGACGTCAAGACGATTGTGGTAACTGGGATCGTTATGAATGATGATTTGGTACCACTAAGACGTTCCTTGGCCGCCGCTATTGATGCGGATGAACCACAGCAACTAATCTTTGGAGATGAGCCGGATAAATATTATCTAGCCATCGTAGACAGTCAGCCTACCTTCACCGAAGGCTTTCGATCAGGAACAATCTCTATCAGCTTCATCTGTCCAGATGGTGGCATCGCGCACTCGGTAGCCACGCAGACGGCTGACAACATGCCATACAAGGACGTGCCGGTGAATCTGCTGACGGGAACAAACGATGCATTCACTATGGGTGGAGGCATTCCAGAGACAAACTGGGACAGTAGTCGCTTGCTGACCAGAATAGGATTGCCAGTCACGGTCAGCGCCCCAGAAGTCTTACCACAGGGCAATGGATTTGGATATGTACCAACGGTTGGTAATACGTACACACAATCAATTTTTGTTAGCACTAATGCTCCAGTAACAGGAAATGCTGTTCAAGTATCGTGGTATACACCATATGCTCACAATACGGGAGGATCGGACTCGCTTGTTAATGTTTCCGCGAACATATATAGGATAGTTAGCACGTTTACTTGGCCAGCTGCAAATGCTGGGAAAACATTACGCGCCATCGATTTGTACAATTTCACGAAAGTTTTTGATTTGACTAAGGGCACTTTTCTATATTTTTACATGCCAAAATTAGAGGCTGGTGCTTCTGCTTCTCCATGGTCACCTAACCCAGCGGATCCTGAATATTACGCTGATACCATCACGGTACACAATGGTGGTACCTATCCTGTTGAGCCAGTTATTACGGCAACTATGCATGCGGATAATGGATTTCTAGGATTTGCCAATAGTCAGGGGGGCGTGCTTCAATTTGGCAACCCTGAAGAAGTTGATGGCTATACCAGCGAAGAAAGTGAAGTGGCCTTGAACTTGGCAGCCGTTCAAGGCTCGCACATGGATAATCAAGCAGCTTCCAATAATCTTTACTGGGGAGACAATTCAGCTACGCCGAATGAACAGATTGGCAATGCGATTTGGACACAGGACAGCTACGATGGCTGGAAGGTTGAGCCTAATTGGCCCAGCATTACTGGCACTCATCTGTATTGGAATGGGCCTTCAATCAAGCATGATCTCGTCCAGACACATAACGGTAACTTTACGAGTAACCTAACTTGGGACGTCATGACACGTTTTCAAACTGGTGTCTCACAGGTTGGTTCACTCGAAACAACCTTAGAAAGTAACGGCAAGCCAATCTTTCAAATGATCTTGAAAGACAATAGTGCACTGTCTGATCAAATATGGTGGATGTGTTACTACAAAAATCAACTAGTCGTTAATGAACAGTTGGATCGCAATATCTTCACTAACGACAAGTTCATTCAGCTGGAATTGCAGAAATTTGGTAATTCGGTTGTTTTTAGAGTGTCACCATGGGTTGGCAATCAAGGACGAGAGACGACTATTACCCGTCAATTCACTTTTGCGGACGCTGCTAGTGTCGAGACTAAGCAATTTTCAGCGTGGTTTATGCGAGACAAGACATGGGGCGAATCGACTATGTATCTAATTGCGTCTACCGTTAAATGGCAGAACGTAAGCTGGTATACAGATATTAAGAATCGCTTCAGCAATAGCGATGTGATTACGATTGATGTAGCTAATACCAAAACTTATTTCAATGGCAATGAAGATCGCACCTTGCATACATTAGGCAACCAGTGGGACAAGTTTCTTTTACCACCCGGAGATACCATCATTCAGCTCATGCCATCAAGCTGGGCACAACCATTTGCGTGTGAAGTTGATTTGAAGGAGGCATGGCTGTAAATGGAATACTATTTCTCAGACCGAAAATTCAACATCATGGGCGTTGCGCGTACAACCGGAAAAGGCGAATGGCTGGTTAGCACGGATAGTGAAGTAAAAGCAACTGATGATAGGCCTGCCATTGCCTTGACCCTGACGATTCCATTTAAAACTGAGCAAGAGCAGGCCATTGATGAAATGGCGGCTGAAAACAATTTTGTCTTATATCAAGATGAAGAAGGCAATGGACATCAAATGGTCATTGCCAGTGTTACTCACGATACATTAGCACATATTCATACAGTCGTTTGTACGGATGCAGGTAACGATCTGATGAATGAAGTGGTGGGTGCCTATACCGCTGACAAAGCCTATACTATCGCTGATTACATCCTCATGTTTACGAATGATTCTGGCTGGGAGATCGGTATTAATGAATTTCCTACAGACGTCAGAACACTTACATGGACAGACGAAGACACTTCACTTAGTCGTATTAAATCAGTCGCAGAAGATTTTGACGCAGTGCTTAGCTTTGGCTTTGTTTTCGTAGGTACGACTGCGGTAAAACGTGTTATCAATATCAGACATGACGAAACTTCCGACAGTTTAATTTCTTTTGAGATGAACAAAGACATCAACAATATCGTAAAGACAGTTGATATCTATGACATGGAAACCTCGGTGAAGGCCTATGGTGCTACACCTGACGGTTCAAACGATCCAATTAATTTGATTGGGTATAGTTGGACTGATCCAACCGGACAATTTGTACTTGACCAGTACGGATTCTTGCACGATACGATTGCCGTACAGAAGTATTCACGTTTGTTAAGTAATGACAATCCTAATCCGACACAATCTGATTGGAATCGGGTCAAAACATTTGAGTCAACTACTCAAGCCACGTTATTGCAGGCAGCCCTAGCAGATTTGAAACAGTATAACCATCCAAATGTCAACTATGAAGTTGATTTGGCAAATGCGCCCTATGTGCCATTGAATCAAACGGTACACGTTGTTGACGAGAACCAGAATCTATTTCTTTCTGCGAAAGTGTTGTCGGTTGAACGCAGCCGCGCTGGTCATTATACCAAGCTCACTTTAGGGGATTACGCAAATGAGCAGCCTAATTTGTATTCTGCGCTTAAAGATATGGCGGTTAAGATTGAAAATATCCCTAAAACCGTTCAATACTATCCGTGGGTTCGTTATGCCGATGACAATCAGGGCACTAACATGAGCGCCTTCCCAACTGGTAAAAAGTACATGGCAACCGTTTGGTCAAATAAGACATCAGTCCCTAGCGATGACCCAGCTGATTATGCTGGTCAATGGGCATTGATTCAGGGCGAAGATGGAGCTGATGGTAAGCCGGGGCCTGCGGGAACGAGTAGCTATTTGCATACTGCATACGCTAATAGTATTGATGGGAGTCAAGACTTTTCAACAACAGATGGCACTGGCAAGTCTTATTTCGGTCAATATGTTGACCAGACCCAAGCTGATAGCACAGACCCAACTAAATACTCGTGGGCGTTGTTCAAAGGTGAACAGGGTCCTCAGGGCATTCCTGGAAGCAAGGATGTGCCATACACATACATTCAACTTGGCACGCCTGCTAGTCCCAAGAAAGGCGACCTATGGTGGCATGGGACAACGCTTAACGATGCCACGGCATTGCAATACTACGATGGGTCAACTTGGATTGACCAAAGCATCCAGCAAGCGATTCTAAATATTGAAAAACTTGTTGCAATCGAAATTGACAGTGCAACTATTAACTCTCCTGATATCAATGCACCATTTAGTCACACTGCTCTTAGCGATGCCAATGTAGGAAAGTTTAGCAGTGGCAACACCAGCATGCAGTATGGTCACGTGAATATCACAGGCAACATTGAAAACGATCAAGGTACGGCTGATGGACACATGTTAATTAGCGACTTAGGACCATCGGGATTTATCAGTCGTGAACGCACACCTGACAATGCCGGTGATGTTCAGTATGCTAATTTGCAAGGTGGCAAGCTCAACCTTTCAACATTAATTAGCGCTGAAAATGCAGCCACAAAAAAATATGTATTTAGCACATACAAATCAACAGATAACGTGACGTATTATTGGAACAACACAACCGCTTATACAAGCGCTGACGTTGATTGGTGTTACATGTACTATAGCCGCCGGAACAACACAGTTACCCTAACGGTTAATATTTCAGTGAAAACCCAAACACCATATAATTATCTGAGACTAGCAGATATAAGGCCGGGATATAAGCCAACCAACACTCTAGCTGGTATTACTATGAGCGATGCCAAAGCTGGACATATGTGTTTCTTGTATGCCTCAACACCATCTGGGGGTACTCCTGGTTGGTATGTAGCACTTCAAACGGGAGCAGGCGGATATTTTGGTTCATTGACTTATATGACCCAAGATGATTATCCAACAGGAGATCCATTTTTCTAGGAGGCAAATATGAAAATCAAAGTGTGGACGGATAGCAATAATCGGCTGCTTAATTGGGCATATGCTGATGAAAACAGACCAGTGGGGCCATCCGATGAAGGATTCGAGGTTATTGAAGTTGACGATGCTGTTGGCTTGTATGAAAACCACGCTAGCATTGTTGACGGTCAAGTCGTTCCTGATGCTGGCTATGATCCAGACGCTGACAGACCTGCACCTGAGCCGTCACCAGAACAGCAAATGATTGCCGCGCTTACTCTTGAAGTAGCGCAGATGAAGGCGGCGAAATCAAGTGACTAATTATGATCAGTGTGTGCTGTTTTACAATTGGGGAATTGATCTAACACCTTATGTACCGGTCATGATTACCTCAGACGAATACAAGCAAATTACAGGCAATGACTATGTCGGTGGCAAAAGCTAGCGGCTATTTTTATGGGGTGAAATTGTGGACGAACAAACAAAAATGCTAATGGAGATCAAGGAAGATATTGCCCAGATTAAGCAACAATTGACTGGCCTACCAGGTACAGATGACAAGGCCGATAAGGCATACAATGCCAGCCAAGATAATGCCAGAGACATTAGCAGTCTAAAGAAAATGGTATGGTCAATCTGGGGCGTACTTGGTGGGACGATTGGAATCACCCTATTTGTGTATATCATCGAAAAGTTCTTATGAGGAGGGGTAAAAATGAAAGATTTAATTGTCCAAATTGCTATTGTAGTGATACCTATTCTGGGTGCATGGGTGGCAAAGGTCCTATTAGCGAATAAACAGGCCTTGACCTTGGTGCAAGTGTTGGAACCATTGGCACAAGCGGCAGTTACCGCAGCCGAACAGTTAGGTGTTACTCAGGCAATAACAGGGACTGTCAAGAAATCGCAAGCAGTAGCCTCTGTTGAAACTCAATTGAAAGCAATGGGATTTACCAAGGTTGATCAACAGACCGTTGAAAATGCAGTTGAGAAGGCATATAGCGACCTAAAGAACACCATTGAAGCAACCTATACTAAGGGGGCTTAAGATTGCAATTTAAAACTAAACTAGTACTCACAGGGGTAGCCATTATGGCTGCCTTTTCATTTGCCTTACCGACCCATGTTAAAGCGGCTAAGGGTGAAATTGGGGTCGACTGGTCAGTGTATCAAGGTACCAATGGTAAGTCCGTTGAGGGTGACCGGTTTGCTATTTCTCAAATTGGTGGAACCCAAGGCGGCACGATTTATAACCAGTCAACTTACAGTAGCCAAATCAAAGCGGCTAATGATGATGGGCTGAAAGCTCATAGTTACCTATGGTACGGTGTTGGTGGTAGCTCTGACATTGGTCGCCAAGCACTTGATTACTTCCTGCCACGGATTCAGACACCAAAGGGATCAATTGTGGCACTTGATTACGAGGATGGAGCAAGTGAGTCTGTTGAAGCTAACACTGATGCCGTTATTTATGGTATGCAACGGATTGCCCAAGCTGGCTATACACCAATGCTCTACAGTTACAAGCCATACATTGTTGCACATGTTGACTACAATCGCGTACTTAGCCAGTTTCCTAATTCCATTTGGATTGCTGGTTATCCTGACTACCAAGTTCGTGCATTGCCACTATACAGCTACTTTCCAAGCTTACCTGGTGTAGCTATCTGGCAATTTACCAGTATGCACGCTTTAGGTGGCCTGGATGGCAACGTTGACTTGCTCGGTGTAACTGATAATGGTTACTCTAAACAGCCAGCACAGGCGACCACAGTGCCCTCTACACCTTCACAGGCAAGCAGATCTAGTGATGCGGATTACGCCCAGAATGGCGTGTTTAGGCCTTCTGTGACACTCAACATTCGCACTGGTGATGACACAAGCTATGCCTCAATTGGTGCCTATGCACCCGGTGAAAGCCTCATGTATGACCATGTGTACATTCACAACGGCTACGTGTGGGCACGGTATCTTAGCTACTCTGGAAAATATCATTACATATGCCTAGGTGTTATGGGTGGCAAAAGATATGGCTCACGTTCAAGCAGCTATAGTGCACCAAGCCACACGTATTACACAGTCCGCTCTGGTGACAGCTTCTGGAGCATTTCACAGAAGTATGGTGTAGGTATGAGTACAGTTGCTGCTAACAATGGCATGTCAATTTACAGCCTGATCTATCCGGGCGAAAGCCTGTACATCAAGTAACTATTGACACTGGCAGTAAATATGGTACTTTAACTTTGTACCAACATTTATCTCATTTTGGCCCTCTACTAGTCATGGTAGAGGGCTTTTTTTGTTGGTATAAAACAGAATACAATTGTATACTACGTAGAGTTAAAAATGAGGAGTTTACTGATTTTATATGAAAGACTTAAACCCTCTGAAATTTAATAATTAAGGGATGGGGTAATTATGAAATCGGATTCAAATTTAAGCAAGACGGTGAGCAGATTAGACAAAATTGATTTTTCCAGATTATTTATTCAATTTCCAACAGAAATCAATAATGATATTAAAGACGTTTTGAATATCATTTTCAATAGGTGTTTATTAGGGAAAGATAATGTTAACCTAAGACACTCCAATGAAACTATTAAAAATGCCATTATCAGCAATCCTGGTCTTGAAGAACATCGAATAAAGATTCTAAAGGACATCATCGAAAAGTCAAACAATGATGGACTTATTGCTCAGATAGGCTTAGTTTTATGGAGCATAAATAAAGACTACGAAGCTGCGGAAAAGTCAATTTCATCGAATGAAAATCTTCTTAATAGTTTAGACTACTCTAAACAATCAAGCGAACTCCTATTTATGAAATATGTTACGGCAATCTATGTTCTAAAACTACAACTTAATCAACAAGCAATAGAGTTTTTAGAAAATAGGGTCATTGATAGTCTAGAAATTAATAAAGAATTCTATGCAAACAATTTAATAGACTATATCATCGTAGAAAATGACTATTCAAACATGTCAGATTCCACAACTCAAAAAGTTGATGATTATTTGGACAAACTAATTCATGCTGATGGAAGTGCAGATTTTGCGGGTGAACTGATAGTGAAAATAGCTCAAAAAAGAAAAGATCTCAAGAAAGAAAAAGAGGCCTACATACGTATGGCTGAGGCACACGAAAACTTCAGTAAGTATCCAGGCATACATGAATTAGCAAAAATAAAACAATTAAATGAAGCAGCAAGACTATATAAAGAAGGAAATGATGAAAAAGGAAGCAATAGATGCTCTATTGAAGAACAAGAAGAAACAAAAAGTCTTCTATTGTCTAACGAAGGGCATCTTTTTTCCCAAAACCTATCCTTGGATAAACCATTAAATTATTATAAGCATCAACTGGAGGGGGAAAACCTATGGGAGTCAATATCTATCATATCAGATATAGTTTCCATTAACCATGATAGCATGCAGAAGAGTTACTCGACCATGTTAAAGAAATTTCCCTTTTTTGCAATGATTAGCAAATCAACCTTTGATGGAAATGGTATAACCCGAAAAGTTGATGGAGGAATGAGTACTGATGAATCTGTCGGCTTGTTCAAACAAGCTGAGATGAGAATCGTTATAAGCGCCAAAATTATTAATATTCTAAGCCATGAATACGTACTTAAAAATATGGAAAACAGAGATTGTCTGAACGCTGTCAAATCACAACTTGATATTATGATAAAACAAATAATGCCTAAGTCCGTTGACGTGATTAGTGATGCTTTACTTTCTACTTTGTCCGATGACTATGATAAGGTTCTTGAAATTTTAATTGTCAGTTTAGAGACTTTTCTTGCTGCGCTACTGCAAAAGCATGGAGTTTCAACAGTCAAGCACAATGATGATGGCACAGAAGAGGACAAAACGATGGGTCCCCTTATTGATCTTTGCAGAAAGAAACAGTTACTTAACCCAAATGATTTGTTTCTTTATGAAGCTTTACTTTGTAACAAAAATGGTCTAAATATCAGAAACTTAGCGCTTCATAGACTTCAAGAAGATAATGATCGTAATAACGAAATTTATTTATTCTGCGGCTACTTCCTGATAAAGCTTTTCCGTACTTATGGGGTTGAGAAGTAGGTAATTGCTGATAGTACCCCCATGCACACAGAAGAAAACTGTGTGTGGCTCTTCACCACTATTGCATACACAGCCTGTCAACGGCATGGCGCTAGGCGCATGCACAAACAGCATCCAGTTACCACTCCAGTCCTGCCCAGAGTACCATGTGCATGAGTTTGAGATTTATTTAGCTGTTAACTATGCGGTCTAACTCCTGAAAACACCGCTAATACACATGGCTGGATGACCTCACAGCTCGTTAAAGCTGTCAGAACGTTCCACCCCTACTATTTACCCTTTAAAGTCCGGAAGGTTGTAGACACCAAGGATTTGACGATGGGAAGCCTGACTAGGGCACTTACCGGCTGGACTTTATAGCATCGGCTCCAGCTGACCACCTGACTTTATTTCAACCGTGCGCAGGTATGCTGTGACACGAACATAACAATCATGATATACTAAGTTTGTCCTTACTAGACAATTGGTACTTTGGCCCATTGGCGTGGGTTGATTGTTGCGGATATTCAGTTCTGGGTATCTGTTTTGCTTGCTACTTCGCATTGGCGTGCGAGGTAGTTTTTTTTGTTGTCTTCAAGAAATTGAATCAAAGCACCTACAAAGATTCCTGATAAAGTTGCAAAACATAGAGCCGCAAGTGTGATCTGATGCATAATTAGCCAAGACACAAAGTAAACGATTATTCTCACTTCCCTTAACATATAGAATGGTCACACACAAAGTGTTATCATTTAACTACAAGAGAAGCATAGCTCATGTTTTGAACATTGTCAACTACAACATGTTTAAAATATTCATTTTAATTGAGAAGAGGTGATAACTGTGGTAATGACAGCAAAAGAAGTTCACCAAGGAAGAATTGATAGAGGACTTACACAGGGAGAATTAGCAAAAGAGGTGGGGCTATCAGTTGGATCAATCAATTCATATGAGCACGGAACACGTAATATCACTAAGGCAGCCGAGTCCAAAATCTCTTTAGCATTCAAGCGTATTAAACCCCTTAATGAACAACCTGCTCAGGCAACCCTTATAGCTGAGTTGTCGGATGCAAATACTAGATTTCAATGGGAAGGAACACTTCTGAGGCCTACTGAGGTAGAACTTATTAAAGTTATTGCTAAAACTCTTGTTGATCAGCGTAAATAGTTAGCTCTCTACATAGCCTGCTGGCGATGAAGGGACAAAATTATGGCTTCAATCAGGAGTTACAAACTTGATAGTGGAAAAAGACGGTGGAAGGTATCCGTTTATGTTGGAATTGATCCAAAGAATGGACGTAAGAAGTATGTTGTAAAAGGAGGTAAGCTTACACGACAAGACGCTATTAAAGCAGGACGAGATTTGGAGAAAGCTGTTCAAAATGGTGAACTCACAGCTGCACCTAACCCTGACAAAGTTGTGCGAAAGTTTAAGGATGTCTATGAGGAGTGGCTAACGTCATACAAGCTAACAGTTAGGGAAAGCTCATGGTCCAAGACTCGTGACTGTTTCAATCTCCATATTTTGCCTGATCTAGGCGACATGTACATTGATAAGATCACTCCACAAGATGTCCAAACTGCGGTGAATAAATGGTTTAAACAGTCTCCAGTGGCATTTAAACGGTACTTTGTTCATATCAACCGAATACTTACCTATGCTGAACTGAGGGACTATATCCCACACAATCCTGCAAGACGCATCATCTTACCACGTGTCCAAGACAAGATTGGCTCCACAAACGACTTCTGGGATAGACGTCAATTGGAAGTATTTTTCAATTGTATTAACCCTGATAGGGAACTTTACAAGTATGTGCTGTTTCGTATCCTAGCTTATGCCGGTTTAAGAATTGGCGAGACTATGGCGCTTGAATGGGAAGACATTGATTTCAAAAAGCGACTAATTAGTGTCAACAAAACTGTTTCACTCGGTGTGCATGGGAAGCTGATTGTTAATCCGCCAAAAACCAGAGCAAGTAGGCGTGATGTCCCAGTTGATTCAGAAACTATTAATTGGCTAAAGCGATGGCGAATTGAACAACCTGACTATGTATATGGCTACGTCAGGCTTTCAACTCATCACCAACTTCTGTTCACTACTAAGACTGGTAACCGTTTCCGTGTTGACAAACCGCGCATGTGGCTTAGTACCATTATTCGTAACAACAACTTGGCACCGGTTATATCGCTGCACAAGTTTCGTAAAAGCTATATCTCTAATCTTTTGATTGCCGGTGTCGCTGTCAGTACGGTCCAAAAGATGGTCGGACATACCGACCCCAGAATCACCTTGCAAATCTATGCCCGTGTCCATCAGGAACAAGAAGTGGAGGCTGCAGAGAAGCTGGCAAAGTATTTAAAAACCGGTAAAAAATAA